GCGATGTAGACCAGTGCAGCATCGGCTTCGACATCCTGAACGAGGAAACCGACTTCCGCGAAGATGGATCAGTACACTGGACTATCAAGGAAGTTAAGCTCTATGAAGTTTCGGCCTGCACTTTCCCGGCCTATGAGGAAACCAACATAGCAGCCAGGACAAAAGAAAAAGAGGATCTTGTAAGGCGTAAGAACGATGCCTGGAAGGAATCCGTACTCAAAAAACTGAAAGGAGAAAGCGAAAATGCTTAAGGTTTTACTTCTCAGAAAGAAAATCGACGCAGCCAACAAGGCCCTTGAAGAGCTTAGAAAGAAAGACGCTGATTTTGCAAAGCGTGAAGCTGAGCTTGAACAGGCAATAAACGAAGCAGCTGAGGCTGAAGGCGAAGACGCAGCAGAAGCTCAGAAGGCAGTCGAAGAAGAAGTTGAAAAGTTCGACCAGGAAAAGGAAGAACACGAAGCTGCTAAGAAGTCTCTTGAAGACGAACTTACAGAGCTTGAAGCAGGCCTTGAAGCTGAAGAAGCAGCTCAGGACACTTCAGAAGAACCAAAACCACAGCCACAGGCTGAAGAAAGGAAGGAAGAAAGAATGACCACACGAAACAAGTTTTTCCGCGGCGTTGATACAGACGCTATGTTCCAGAGAGACGATGTTAAGGCTTATCTGTCAGAGATCAGAAGCTGCATCAAGAACAAAAGAGAGCTTACAAACGTAGGCCTTACAATCCCTGAAGTCTTCGTAGGACTTATCAAGGAGAACGTAGAGAACTATTCAAAGCTCTACAAGCACGTTAACGTGCAGCCAATCGCCGGCAAGGCTAGAGAGATCGTCCAGGGCACAGTTGCAGAAGCAATCTGGACAGAGTGCTGCGCAGTTCTTAACGAGCTTAATCTTGCGTTTAACGACGTAGAGATCGACTGCTACAAGGTAGCTGGCTACTACAAAGTTTGTAACGCTGTTCTTGAGGACAACGACGTTCAGCTTGCTACTAAGCTTCTTGAAGCTCTTTCACAGGCAATCGGCCTTGCAGTAGATAAGGCTATCCTTTACGGACGTAACAGTGCATCCGCTCAGAAGATGCCACTTGGTATCGTTTCAAGACTTGCACAGACAAGCGAGCCTGCAAACTATCCTGCAACAGCCAGACCTTGGGTAGACCTGCATACAAGTAACATCATTTCACTTTCTGCAGGACTTACCGGAGCTGGCCTGTTCAAGCAGATCGTTCTTGCATCCGGAGCAGCTAAGGGAAAATACAGCCGCGGCGGAAAAGTTTGGGTTATGAACGAGACAACCTACACAAAGCTTATGGCTGAGACAGTTTCTGTTAATGCAAACGGCCAGATCGTTTCTGGCGTAGCCGGAACAATGCCTGTAGTTGGCGGAGTTATCGAAGTTCTTGACTTTATCCCTGACAACACAATCATCGGCGGTTACTTCGATCTGTATATGCTTGGCGAGAGAGCTGGCGCACAGTTTGCACAGTCGGAGCATGTATTCTTCATTCAGGATCAGACAGCTTTCAAGGGGACTGCAAGATATGACGGACAGCCCGTTATCGCAGAAGCCTTCGTTGCTATCGGTCTTGAAGCTACAACACCTGCAGCAAGCAGCGTAGCTTTCGCTCCTGACGAAGCAAACACAGTTAAGGCTATCGCTCTTAACGTAAACGCTGTAACAATCGACCTTTCAGAGGACGATAAGTTCCAGATGCAGGCTGTTACAATGCCTATCGATGCACCTATCACATGGTCTTCAAGCGCAGAAACCTACGCTACAGTAGACCAGAACGGTCTTATCACTGGTAAGGCTGCAGGAAGCGCAACAATCACAGCAGTTAGCGGATCTGCAAGTGCTTCAGTAGCTGTTACAGTTACAACCTGATGAACTATCTTGTAATTAAGGACCTTATAGAGCGCAAAACGCTTAAGCAGTTTCGGACAGGGGAGCTTTACCCCTGTTCGGATCCTGCGAGAGCTGCCTTTTTAATTAAAACCGGATACCTGGCAGAACCGGAGAAACCGGAAGAAGAAAAGCAGCCAAGCGTTGAAGAAAAGAAGCCTAAGAAAGTTACCAAAACCGCTAAGGTTCCTGCTAAGCGTTCTACAAAGACAAAGAAGAAAGCGTGAGAATATGACAGAAGCGCAGATTACAGCCATATTAAGCAGCCTTAAGGTTGATCTGGGAATACTGAGGACAACAGCATACGATTCTAGGCTCAAAGAGATCATAAAGAGCAGCTTCCAGATGATCCAGAAGGAAGGCGCTACGCTTGACGTTAGCGTGTTAGAAGATGCGCAGCTTGTCGTAATGTATTCCGCATGGTTATGGCGAAAGCGCGATTCCGGCGAAGGAATGCCGAGGATGCTGCGCTGGGCGCTTAATAACCGAATCTTAAGTGAGAAAGCTAATGGATGATACTTTATTTTTGCTAAAAACTACATATACGAAAAACAAGTACGGCGTAGCTGTTCCTTCGCAGGAAAAGAACGAAGTAATGTGCGATCGGCAATCTGTTTCGAGAAATGAGTTCTTCAATGCAGGAAGGAACGGTCTTAATCCGCAATATGTTTTTACTGTTTTCAAAGGCGACTACCAGGGGGAGACAGTATGTGAATATAACGGGCAGACCTATTCGATCTACAGGACCTATGAAACCGACGAAGATTACATAGAGCTGTACGTCGAAAGAAAGGCTGGCACAAATGGCGAAGAAAGTAACAGTGGACAATCTGGCGGATGAGTTCAAGAAGATCCTGGACGAATATGCAGGGGACATCCAGGATAATCTTGATGTTATCACTAAGAAAATCGGCCAGAAGGGCGCTCAGGCCCTTCGAAATGAATCTAAGAAAGTATTCCCGGTTGACGGGGGCAAGGATTCCGGGAAATACGAAAGCGGCTGGGCGTCAATGGCAAGTAAGCCTAACAGGCTCTACACCGTTGTTACGATCTACAACAAGAAACGCGCCGGGCTTGCACATCTTCTTGAATTCGGCCATGTTTCTGCAAATGGGACGGGCAGATATGACAGAGTTCCGGAATATCCGCACGTCAGAACTGTAGAAGATACGCTTGTAGTCGAGTATGAAAGAGAGGTCAAAGCGAACCTATGAGATCCTACACCAGAGAAGAAATAAAAGCTATGGTAGAAAGCATAGGCCTTCCTTGCGCCTACTATCAGTTCGACGATGATACGCCACAATCGCCGCCATTTATCTGCTGGTTCTTCTCAGAGCCAAGGGATGTTATGGCAGACAACGAAAACTACGTAGATAAAGAGCTGTTAAGTATCGAGCTTTACACGAAGTATCGAGATTTTGACCAGGAACTGGCCGTAGAAAACGTTCTTAAATCCTACGGCTTTTCTTATGCAACAGAACCTAACTATATCGATTCAGAAAAAGTTTGGCAAATAGCTTACGAAAGCGAGGTAATTATCAATGTCACAGAATAACAAAGTTAAATACGGCTTGAAGAACTGCTACTACGCCGTTGCAACTATTGATGAGCTGACAAATGAAGCTACCTACGATACTCCTAAGCCATGGCCCGGAGCTGTTAACCTGTCACAGGATCAGCAGGGCGAAACTACTAAGTTCCGCGCTGACAACTATGATTACTGGGTAGGCAACTCCAACAACGGCTACCAGGGCAATCTTGAATCCGCCCTGATTCCTGAGAGCTTCAGGATGGACGTTCTGGGAGATATCGAGGATTCCAACGGCGTTCTTGTCGAGGATGCAGATGCTAAGACTGTTCACTTTGCATTCATGTTCCAGTTTGAAGGCGACGTTAAGGCAGTTAGACACGTCCTTTACAACTGCACTGCAACACGTCCTTCAGTAACAGGTTCCACAACCGAAGAGAATATCGAGCCACAGACAGAGACCGTAACAATCACTGCTACGCAGATCCACAACGCAGGCCTTGACAAGAATCTTGTTAAGGGCAGATGCTTCCAGGACAACGGCGAGTACGACAGCTTCTTTACTTCTGTTTATCAGCCAACAGCTGCAGCTACTTACGTTACTGTATCATTCGATACAGACGGCGGAACAGCTATCGCAGATCAGACTGTAAGAAGCGGAGCTACTGCAGAACAGCCTGCAGATCCTACTAAGGCCGGCTACGACTTTAAGGGCTGGTACGAAGAAGACACATTTACAACAGTATTCGACTTTGACGACGCTATTACCGCAGATACTACGGTATATGCTAAGTTTGAAGTCCATACCTGATAACACAAGGGGGCTTTTAAATGACAAAAGACGTAAAGATCGGGGGCAAAACTATCAATTTAACCGCGAACGGCGCTACACCGCTGTTCTATAAGCAGTTCTTTCACAAAGACCTGCTTAAGGAAATATCTACTTCAGATGATGGGCTGGTTCTGGCAAATGAAAGCGTGCCGGAGCTGGCCTTTATCATGGCTAAACAATCCGATAAGGCCGACATGCTGCACCTTACGCAGGACATGTATGTAGAGTTCTTATCACTGTTTGACGCACTGGACCTTCCGCTTGCAGGAAGCGATATTTTCGGCGTGTACGTTGCCAACGCTATGCCGACTGAAGAAGCTAAAAAAAAGAGCAGCGGCAAAGCGAAAGAGTAACCTCTACAGCACTTTACCTTCTCAGGTGTCTTCAGGTCGGCCTTCATATAGCCGACCTGGAACGCTTAGATCTGGGAATGGTAATTGACATTTTTACAGAATCCAAAAACGACGAATACAAATACAAGGAAGTTGCGAACCAGAGCGACTTCGATAATTTTTAAAGGATAGATTATGGCAGATAGAGTAAAAGGCTTAACAATCGTATTAGGCGCGGACACTTCCGAACTTGTTTCAGCGATCCATAGCGTAAATACTGCCATTTCCAAAACACAGACAAATCTTCGCGATATTAACAAAGCGCTTAAGCTGGATCCGGGGAATGTAAGCCTTCTAAAGGATAAGCAGAATGAGCTTGCAACAGCTATAGACCAGGCCAAGCAGAAACTTGAAGCTGAAAAAGAAGCTATGGAAAGACTGGAAGCTTCCGGCGTGGATAAGACTTCTCAGGAATTCAGGGATCTTAAGGTTCAGATCGACCTGGACGAATCAGCTCTTAAGCAGCTTGAAAAGCAAATGAAGGACTTCGGCACCGTAGGCGGCCAGGTAATAGCCGAAATGGGCCGTAAGATGCAGGAAGTCGGCGACAAGATCAAGGCTGTAGGCGATAAGATATCCAGCGTAGGCCAGTCTCTTACGACTACTGTTACGCTTCCTATAGTTGCTGCAGGAACCGCAGCAGTAACTTCATTCGCCGAAGTTGACAAGACAATGACCTTGGCGAACCAGACAATGGGAAATACTGCAGAACAGGCTAGTCTCTTAAATAAGGCCATGGAAGAAGCTGCTTCAAATTCTACTTTCGGAATGAACGATGCAGCCCAGGCTTCCTTGAACTTTGCAAGAGCTGGACTTGATGCTGAACAGGCTGCTTCTGCAATGGCTCCTGCTATGAATCTTGCGGCCGGAGAAGCCGGAGATCTGGACGTAGTATCTTCCGGACTTGTAGCTACTATCAACGGATTCGGCGACACCTTCGAACAGGCTGAACACTATGCTGATGTATTCGCTGCAGCCTGCAATAATTCCGCACTTGATGTTAACGGACTGTCCGAAAGTATGTCCGTAGCAGCTCCTATCTTCAAGACTGCAGGAAAAGACGTAGAAGATGCAGCTCTTTACCTGGGCGTTATGGCTAATGCCGGTATCGAAGCTAATGTAGCAGCTAACAGTCTTAAAACCGGTATGGCTAGACTTGCGCAGCCCACTAAGCAGGCGAAGGAAGCTATGGAAGATTATGGAATCGCTATGAGCGATATCTGGAACGAAGACGGATCCATGAAGGATTCCGTGGAGATCCAGAGAAACCTTCACGAAGCTTTCGCTAAGCTCAGTGAACAAGAACAGATGGCGGCTGCAGGCGCTATTTTTGGTAAAAACCAGATGTCTTCCTGGCTGGCTCTTATCAATACAGCGCCTTCAGAAGTTGACGCCCTGAGCGAATCAATCAAAAACAGCACCGGAACCACACAGGAAATGGCCGACGCCATGATGAGCGGATTCGGTGGATCCATAGAAAAATTAAAATCCAGCCTGGACGTTCTTACGACATCCCTGGGAAGTATCATTGCAGAATATCTTACGCCGGTAATCGAGAAGATCCAGGGCGTAATAGATATGTTCATGGCAATGGATGAAGAAACTAAAAAGCAGATAGTTACTATAGCCGGAATCGTAGCAGCTATAGGTCCTGTTCTTTTGGTAGGTGGCAAGATCATTTCCGGAATCGGAACTATCATTTCTGCCATGGGAACAGTGGCAACATTCATAGGCGGAACGCTTATTCCTGCAATAACTGCGATATCTGCGCCGGTTCTTGTGGTAGTAGCAGCTGTGGCTGCACTTGCTGCAGGTTTCGTCTATCTATACAAGACGAACGACGACTTCCGGAATAAGGTTAATGAGCTTGTTTCCGGCATAAAAGAAAACTTTGGACAGATGATCGAGACAATAAAGCCTGCGCTTGATGAACTGTTTACTACTATCAAAACAGTAGTAGGCGAGCTGGTAGAAGCCTTTAAGCAGTTTATGAAGGATGCAGAACCTGTCTTCGAATTTATCGCTACAGGAATTGCCGGAGTGATTAACGGTGTAATGCAGGCAGCTACGCCTATCATAAACGCCGTGAATTCAATAATTAAAATGGTGTCTTCCGTGGTCAAGGGGCTGTTTTCGCTGCTAACCGGAGATTTCAAAGGATTCGCTTCGAACATGAAGGATGCTCTTAAGAGTATGTTAGATGCTATTAAGAGCCTTCTGGAAGCAAAGCTTGCCTTCTTCAAAGGCATATTTGAAACCTTCGGATCAGATATCGGAGCCAAGGCTATGCAGTGGGGCATTGACCTTATAAACAACCTGGTCGAAGGTATCAAGAGCATGATCGACCGCGTGGGCGACGCTATAAGCGACGT